GTTACTATAAGTTAACTGAGTTAGCGTTTTACTATAGTGTCAGAGTCAGAGAATAAATTTAAGTTTATCTCATATAAGCGTGCATTGAGTGCTATGTTGAGTTATCTACGAAAGAAAGATGTTAATAATGGTCATGGTCAGTATTCTGTTTATGTTCCTTTGTTATTGAGAAAAGCTAAGAGTGTTCACACTAAGATCAAGTTCGTTGAAGGACGTGCTACTATACATGGTTACCATATAGATACAAGTAGCCTTGATGCCTATGTCGGTTCTATCTGGCATCTGGTTAATCAGGCAAAAAATGATCCGTGGTTTCCAGCCGAGTTAAAAGATAAATTGCTCAAAGGTCTTGATGGTTGTAATATACACTCTCCTTGTTTTCTCCAGGTTGTCGAAGAGTTGATGTTTAAATCAGAGTTTAATCCAGCTTGTGCAAAGAAAGTCGCTCTTCATCCTCCTCCAGTTTTGCCTAAAATGCCTACTTTTAAGTTGCCTGCTATGACTTCTGAGATATTGTATGTTATTCTCAAGTTGAATTCTATGTACCCTCAGTTTAATCAGTCATTTGCTAGAGCATTGTTTACTAAACATGGATATCCTTCTTATAATGTCGCTGGTAGGTCAGAAACAGCCTATTTGAAGCAAGTTGAAAAGCTTCATTCAAATCTCGTTTCTCCTAAAGAGCAACTAGCTCCTGAATTGCATTTGGCCATGTTGAAATTAATTAGGAGATGGGGAGTTAAAACTACGTCCCTCGAGTTTAGCTTGAGGTTAACGGAGTTAAGTAGGTTATTAGACAAAGATACCTCTATAGGATACATACCATTTCAATTCTTGGAGATGGTGAATGGAGACTTGAAGAAAGCTACAGGCCTCAAGAAAAGAGACATTAAACAAGCTGCCATAGACATTTTTTGCGAAATGGTTCAACTTTTGGAAGATTGGTTAGCTGGTGGAAAGAAAGGCCCGATGCCTAGGTTCTCAACTCTTGACCAGGAGATGATTAAATATGAGATTATATGGACTCATGATATCATTGAAGACGAATATACACCTGATGAGATCTATGACCTTTTGGAGAAGGTCAGATTATTTTATATGTCTTCGGTTTTTGATTATATGTTATCTGTTATTTGTTATAAGCCAGTTTCAGAATCGGTCCGATACTTTCAATCAGCTATAGGAGTAAAAGTTGAGTCTGGAGGTCTTCAAAAGATTTGGCGTATTCTTGCCTGTGATGGGAGTGACCTTACTGAAACCCAAGAAGCCATAATTCAGAAATGGCTTAAGAAAGGCATAGATTTAAGAATCAGAAGATATGGGCAGGGAGATTGGAAAAGGTATGATCAGACTCTTCTTGCCATTGTCCTAGCGTTTGTTGCTGTATTTACTAAACCATTCTTTGTTAGGACTGAGAATTCTGGAGTCACCAAAGAAGCTATGGAAGCTATGTATGTTCAGTTTGTTATTTCAGTTGTTCAGAAGGTTATGTATGTTTATGCTCATGGAACGTACGAGGTGTTTGGCTGTATGTTTTCTGGGAAGTTTATTACCAGTATTGGAGATACTATTTATCAGATGCTAATCCTTACTGTTTACTTTGGTCGTCTTCTTCAAAAATATCCTGATGATATTCTCTTGCAGGATGTCCTCACTTACGGGTTTGTTAGGTTTTTCTTTTATGGAGATGATCATGTTGGAGGCTGGCCGAAATACCTTGATGAAGTTGGTTACTGTTTGTATGAGACC